AAAGTATTTCTAAACATCGGTGGAGGCATGGTCTTATTGGCATTTTCAATAATACTCACTAAGTCCAGTTTAATAAAGCTAGGCTTATCCCCAATGATGTCATTTAGGTAATTCTTATAGATTTCCAAAGATTGCTCTTTGTCCTTAAGAATACTTTCCCCATCTGTTTCAATGTAGGTAGCTGAAGTACTGTTAATCTTCAGTCCTGATTCTTGTACCATCTTCTGTAGATTATAGATGCCCTTTAGCATCTCTTTAATACGGGTAGCATTATCGATTACGACATAAACCACTGAATTGGTGTGTCCAGAGGACTTCATGTCGATATCCATTCGGCTAATTGCGTGTTTATGGATACCGTTTACCATGTCTACTGTATCGTCAGCTCTTTCCCGTATTACGGCTAACCAGCTACCTAAACGCTTAATAGCATAGCGATTAGACATAGAGGCTAAGGTAGCCTCTGCTACAGCCTTAGAGCAAGGAAATGGCCAATGTCGATTCATTCTAGACGTTAAGAAACGAATACACATGACCATCATCACGTCACTCATGGCTTTCTGTTTCTTCTCTTTAGAGAGCTTACCACTATTCCAAAGGGAATGACACAACCAAACACAAGATAAGGATAAAGGATCACCTGCTACTTTATATTTCACTGCATCGATAATCAGGTTTAAATCATCTTCTACATCGGATTCATCAATCCCTAGGATTTCTTCAAACCACCTACCTCTATCGTTATTCGTAAACGTGATTTTGTGGGTACCAGTCAGTGGACCACCCCAAAACTGAGAATCTTCATCGGACTTAGTAATTAACTGGTTAAGGTATCGTTCTACCTTTTGGGTAAACTTCGTATCGAATGATAGATTACACTTATCGTTAAATACGTCTTTTACGTGTTTATACATAGTAGATTTCCTATCTATATAGCGAATTCATCATAGTTTTTTATACTCTCTAGCCACCTAACCAGGCTAGAGAGTATAATTTCATTTATTCAAATCAGGGAATTGAGTAACATCGAAGGTGTTCTGGTATCTAAACTTCTTATAGTGGTCAGTTCTAATGTAATCTTGATAAAGCACTATGTTGTAGTCTTTATAACGATTACTACGCATAGAGAAGTTGTACACGCATTTGCTATTTAAACCCAAGAAGTTACGTGAACCAGGTATTGGTAGTAGTATTGTAGCTGGTTCATCGTCTTTATAAACAGCTACTACATTACCTTTTCTTCCATTCCTTGTTACTTCAAGATAAGGATCAGTAACAAGTGACCACTCTCTTAAGTCAGTAAATAACTTCACTTGCACTAGGTTATTTAACATTGGGTGCTTACCGTTATTCAGGTCTTCTAATAACTTAGTCTCGATAATACCAAACATCTCTTTCAGTTTAGCCATGTTAGGCACAATCTTCTCATGGTTAGGTGAAATCTTAAAGTCCTTGATTAGGAAAGCTCTATCTGATCTTGCGCCAAGTATATCAACTGGTTCTGGCCAAGGCGTCTCATCATCACTGTACTTAACCTGAATTCCTTCTTTCCATAGTCGATTATCAATCCTACCAAACTTAAGTTTAGACTTCTTCAGTCTCTCCTGACAAGCAAAATGATCAATACCAATATCGTTAGCTAGTTCAGTTATCGATAGGTATCTCTTTATTTCACCAGTATAGTAGTCTCTACTCTTCATTGGCTTCATTTGTTTCAATAAACCATTCTTACTAGCTCTTAAGCTATTCTCTTTCTGGGTAACTACCTCTAGATTTTCTAGGCGGTTATCTGTCTTGATTCCATTGATGTGGTCTACGGACCATCTCACCCCGTTCTCATCCTTAGTACCAACCCCTCTACTCACCTTCTTAAACTCTTCTGGCCTAAAAGCCATTAGCAGTAGGTGGTGCTGTCTTACTGTTTTCACCTTCTTAAGTTTCTCGTTACGTAAGTTGAATTCGTAATACCTGTTACTCAAATTGGGGTGAATGAACTTTTCAGTCCACTCACTGTAGACGATACCGTCTTTATTGATGTAATGGTAAGGGTACTCTGGCCCTATCTTAACAAATTCTTTTAAATCGTATTTAGGGAAATACTCATTCATCAATCGATTTAGAGTGGTGTATTTATAACCGCCTTCCCACGGTGTAGGGATGTGGTAAGCAAACTGTTTTTCGTTTTTACCGAGTACTCTTAAGAACTTATTGGTATAGGTACTATAGACATCGCCTTCTTTATTAATCCAGTAACCAGGGAAGTTAGTCCTCTCGTTGTCACTAATGGTTTCCTTAAAACCTTTCGCTTTCAGTTCCGAAATACTGTACATGTTAGTCAATCTTTGAAAAATAATCCATATGATGATTTAAAACAGCGTATAAATTTTGTTGTATAAACTTGGTCTACAAGTAAGGAAAGACTAATGACTATTTTATTCCTAGATGACTGGAATAGGTATCCTGAAGCAATAGTGGATACTAAGACCAGGAACCAGAGCTATATTGACATGGCTAACGTGTATAAGAAGATGGGGCTAAAGAACTACTATTTCCATTTAGCTTTACACGACAGAACACTACAAGGGGTAGATCCATTTTCACCAGACTTAACCATGGAGCAAATGGCTAGGATTGCTATGGAGTGTAAGAACAACTTCTGGTACTTCGTAAGGGAGATTGCTACTGCGCCTAACACATCAGGTAACAACTATTACTTAGCCAACCGTGGTAACTTGTCCCTATGGTGGTGTTTCTTAAATCACATTCGTTATTTCTTCGTGATGGCTCGTCAGTTAGGTAAATCTAGTTCGATTGACAAGATTAGCGAGTGGTGTTTGTTCTTCTGGACGGACATGCGTATTTTTCTATTAACCAAAGACAGTAAACTTAGGGCTGAAAACATCAGGAGGATACAGAACTCTTTTAGGCGTTATCCCTATTACTTAAATCCATTAACTAAACTGGATGCGGATAACAGTGAATTGATTACTGTTAAGAAGAGAAACTGCTACCTCAATACTGGTATTGCTCAAGCACAACCAGAAAGTGCAGAGCGTGTAGGTCGTGGTTTTAGTAGCCATGTACTCTTATTGGACGAGGCGGCATTTTGTCTTAATCTATCTCTAAGTTTCAATTCTGCTTCGGCTTCTCAGAACGCGGCGATTGAAAAGGCTAGGGAAGCTGGAATGCCTTACGGCTGTGTGATTGCTACTACAGCTGGTTCTAAGGACACTGATTACGGGGCTTATGCTTATAAGCTCTATAGTGAAGGTTGTCCTTGGACAGAAGAGCTGTTAGATTGTAAAGATGTGGAAGAACTAGAGAAAAGAGTTAGAGCTGGGTCCAACCCGATGTCAGCCATTGCTAAGAATGGTATTTATGCAGTAACTGGAGTATTCTCCCACAAACAGCTGGGTAAAGACGATGCTTGGTTGTCTGAAAACGCGTCTCGTGCCGGTGTTACTGGTGCTAACTTGTTGAAAGACTTCCTTAACGTTTGGGTATCCGAAATGGAATCTTCTCCATTCAACGTGAAACAAACCCAAATGATGAAAGTAAGTGAACGTGAACCCCAGGCTCACGATGCTTCTGGTTATGTCCATGTTAAGTGGTATTATACCGCACATGAAATCGATAAAATCATGAATGAGAAACCAGTCGTAATTGGTATTGATAGCTCTAACATGGTGAATAACGACAATAGCTGTTTGGTATTCGTTGACGCTACTAACCTAGAAATCATTGGTACGGCTTCTGTTAATCGAGTGAATTTGTATAAGTTCTCGCAGTGGTTAAGTGACTTCATGATAAAATACCGTAAAGTCATGATTATCCCAGAGAACAGAAGTAGTGCCCAAGGCATTATCGATTACCTGATTGAAACTTTACCTGCCCATGGTATTGACCCATTTAGACGAATCTTTAATACCATTGTACAAGAGAAATCATCAGACCCACGTAAGTTCCAATTAATGGACTCTCACCCTAACCGAATGAATATCGCTAACCAACACAGAAATACCTTTGGTTATACGACTTCTGGTTATGGTAAGTACTCTCGCGATAATCTCTATAACGAAACACTGTTTAGAGCGATTGACATCTCTGCTGATAAGCTAAAAGACAACCAATTGATTAATGAATTGCTTAGTCTAGTGATTGTAAATGGACGAATTGACCACCCTAAAGGGGGTCATGATGACATGGTGATTGCTTGGTTATTGGCTTGTTGGTTTATCTTTAATGGTCGTGAAACTGGTTATTACGACATCAATAGAGGTCGTTTCTTAAGTGAAGTGGCTTTTGCAGGTGAAGTATTGGATGCTAAGACGATACTGAAGAAGAGAGAACAAGATAACTTAAAAGAGCACATTACTGCTCTTTATAACGAAATGAGTAATACGGATAACTACTTCGAATTTGCTAAATTGGAGAAAGAGATTCGTTACTTGGAGAGTAAGTTATCGATAGAGAACAGAGAGCAAATGAGTATCTCTGGCATGATTGATGACTTGAAAGAAGGGAAGAAACTCACTACTTTAAGGAAACAACCCAATATGGTCAATGATATTATTGATGGTTTAGCTGATGTCAATACCGATTCATTGGGATTGAATCCTTACAACAATAGGGATATTTCTCGATTTGAATCCCTATTGACTGGTAACAGTAATAGTGGTAATTTAGACCTAGATTACTGGTTAAGTTAATGGTAAGACAGACTAATACACTCCTCTACCCTCGCAACAGGGGTAGAGGAGTGTATATCGTCTTTTTCATCAACTACGAAAGGAGTCTCAACGATGTTGTTTATGGGAAAACTGACAACCGTTTTGCTTGTTTATCTTAGAGGATTTATCGTGAATGACCGAAAAACAATTCCGTAAACAAAACAGCTAATCACGACAGATAAACGACCTCTCTATAGGAACCATCCGGAACCGCCCCGGACTGTTCTTTTCATAGGGTATTGAGTCCCATTTCTTTTATCAGGCAATCAATACCGGCAAGGGTGACAATGACAAATAGAGGTCATTATCGGTGGTATTGATGTACCAGAGAATAATAGGCGTAGCGGTAGCCGGAATATCGAAAGGAATGGTTAAGTCTTCATTCCACTTACGAATCGGGAATTCGATGCTGTTGTCCCCCCAAATGATTTTAAACATATTGGGTTTAGGTGCATTAGGTTCTCGATTAGTACGATATTGCGGTAAGGTAGTGTAGTAGACTTTGTTCAAGAAGTCATCTAGGGTAGTACAGCTATTAGCGATATTGATTACATTGCTATTGGTAGCAATGGATTTCACTAAGAGGTGTAGGCCTTTACCGTAGGCTGGGTTTTGATAAGCTTCAAAACCAATCTCCCACCTATCATCCGTCTGGTCAGCAGCGTTTCTC